GCCTGTCCAGATCGTTCTAGGTGCATCTCATCTAGACCGTACGCGGGCTCGCGCACAGACCTTTTGATCAACGCCTTTCGGAGGGCTGCATACCCGTCGATTGAATTGACGGGTATACAAGGTTCCACAACATAGGCCATAACCATTGGCCGTTGTTGGGTTCCGTGCATCTTATGGATCGTGTAACGTCCATCATGATGCCACCGACCGATAGCGGGGCTATCCTTAGTAACATAAGGATAGTACTTGAGCACGCGCTTTGCACGTGCATCTAGCCAACCTACTGTCGAGTCCCATCCACCAAGCTCATAGAGCTGGTTTCTGAAACTAACAAAGGAGTCTACCGCCGAACCATCTCGGTGTGATTCAATAGGATCGTGCTTAAGTCGAACTACTCGTACGGAATAACCGTCGTAGTAGTCGCCGCCACATGACTCTCTGAACTTTCCAGTCCAGAAAGACTTGTTCCTATTCACTTTGGCCCCAAAGGCCTCAAGCGTTTGAATCACACTCTCCACAAATTCTACCGGGACGAGAATATCGTCCCCGTAGACGCGCACTGACCCGTACAGCTGAGTAACATCTGCTTGGGTCAGCGGACGATTGAGGGCTCGCTCTATACCGAGGAAAATCAGGGTGCAAAACACCATGCTCTCCAAGGGAAAAGTGAGTCCTGAACCCATAGACGCATACTTGGCCAGGCGGATTACGCCATGACCAGGTACATCAGCTGTGCGACTACGGACTGCTTGCACTGCCTCCCCCAAATGGGGGTGGTTAGCAAATAGTCCACGCACTAGCTGGTTGGAAACGCGATCTGATGCTTCCTTAAGATCTAAGGTTGCAAGCCGCCCATCACGGGAGGCACTTCTGGCAAGGAGCTGGTTAGGCTCCTGGCTGTCGAAGCAGATCAAGTTCCGTGCATTCTCATCCGCACGGAATTCTTCCTTCATCATATCCATGATTCCGAGCTGAACGTACATAACGTACGACGGCTCCATGGCTATGATGCGAGGCGCTTTCAGCGTTTTAGCTACATGAGAGACCTTAACTGGTCTCTCATCGGCGGGTTCGCGGAATTCAACAAGGTCCATAACGAGCTTACGCTCGTCATAGGATACACAAACGGTGTCCTCGAAAGGAAACACCTTGTGTAACCGGGAAGTATACTCTTGTGAAGTATACTTCTGATTGCCTACAAGGCGATCAGCAGATTTGCCCGGTCCATGCCGTGGGATCACTCCTCCGTCGTAGATCCTTCGATCGAGACGGGAATTGACGCGTCTCCAGAGGAGACGAGCCATACGCTCATAGTCCATGAAATCAATAGGGCTACGAGCGCGATCACCACGCTTGAGTTCCGACTCACACTCGATGTATGCCTGATACGCGGCCTGGATTCGTTCATTAGAACACTCCTTTTTGATCTTGCCGAACGCCATTGTTATCTGGCGCACAGCTTGAATCGCCGCTACGCTGTAATCCTCACGCAACCGCCCATCACCACGAACGAAAATCTGATCCAACAGCCCCCCTAGTAGAATAGGGAGCTGACCCCTGGTCCGAAATTGAGGCCAGTGGGAGGGATCTGCCTTTGACGCCGCCAAAGCCTGATGAAGGCCATCGGCGAACGAGGGCAGGGTGATCGTAAGAAAACTTTCACCTTCCATTTTCGTCCGCAGCGCGATTGTTTTAAGATCGCGCCGGGTGCTTGTGCAGCATCGGTCCTCGGCATCAGCCAGGACCTTCTGCAGGAATTTTATATGGCTTTTCATGGTCCCTTTCTAAGGTAGCCATTCCAAACCATGCGTAGCAACCGATTCTGGTTGAACGAGAGTGGTAGAGGGGGTTTCCCCCCCCTCCCTAGCTCTCGCCGGCCAGAAGCCGCGTGAGAAGAGCGAAGGTCGATGCGGACAGGGCGTTGTTAAGACCCTTGACCAGATCGGCCTGCTCCGTGATCGTGAACCCCACCGTCGGCCGGTCGATGACCAGCCAGGTAGCGGCCTTCGCCTCACGGTTGACCCCTGCGAGCAGGGGATCAGCCGCGACCTTCACCTGATCCAGTCGGATCAGGGTCTGGACGCGGCCCCGCACCTTGCGGTGCGAGACCTTGAGAGCGACGTTGCCGTCGTCCTTGGTGTAGTT